GCAAACCTCGACCGATAGATTGTAGGATCTTTATTTGCGACTTAGAAGGCGAAGCAAAAACAATATTATGCAGATTACGAATGTTAATGCCAGTTGAGAAAGTACCGCTTGAAGCCACGATAATAGCATCGGACTCTTTTTCCGTAATAGCCCTAATATTTTCCCTAGTTTCGACATCTGTGCCTCCAGATACAAAGAATACTTTGCGTTGAGATCCAGGTATAGACTCTACCTTATTTTTTATAGAATCGTAGATAGGAATACCATGCTTCTCAACAAATTGAAACAACACTAATGTATTTCCATTTTGTGACATTGCTAAGTTGCGTATAAAACGATTCCTTGCAGCGTTACCTACGATATAATCCAATTCTTCATTATATTTAACTTTATTTAGTGATTTTCTCACCGCTTCACTGTACTTCAACAATAATACAGTAACCTTCAGATCAGCAAGATCCTTTGAATCTATTAGTTCGCGGGTAGTGGTTACTTTAAACACTTGACCGAACAAACCCTCTAATACCAACCTATGAGTCTGAGTCCCGTCTAATGTGCCAGTAGTGCCAAAACGGTATTTACAGTCTCGCATCTTTTCTAGGATTGATGTTAACGACTTTGCTTTAAATGTGTGTGCCTCGTCACCAACAACAAAACCAAACTGCTCAAACCAAGGACTCTGCATCTTGTAGATAGATTGCCAAGTAGTTATAACAACTTTAGCAGTGGTGATTTTTTCTTTACCAGAATAAATCTTATGTACATCATCTACACCAAAGGTATCATCGTATGAACTATAGTCCAAGAAGTCTGATGTCATTTGTTCTACTAATGAAGTAGTTGGTACGATGATCAATGCATTTTGTTTAGGATCACTATCCAGATACAACCTAGTTAGAATGTAAATAATCAGGGACTTACCACTTGCCGTTGGCGATAATAATAAAGCACGATTGCGCTCACTGGCATGCATAATTGCGTTAACCTGATAATCTCTCGGAGCAATTGCTTTATCCTTAGAGTGTAGGTTTAGAGTCTTGATAAACTCTTCTAACGCATCCCTATCAATATACTCTGTAACTTCAGGCATACCGTAGTAGTCACTGTTTTCATACTCAATATCTAGTTGACGCACCTCAGCAAACTCTTTAATGTATGGTAACAAACCTGCATAGAGTTCCTTTGTTAACTGGTTGTACAGTCGTATTTTTCCGTCCCAGATTTTGTTCTTATACGCAGGCGTGAACTTGTAGTTAGGAACAAAGAAACAAAAGAAGTCAGACAACTCTCTTGCCGTGCCTGGCTCGCATATAACTTGAAGGAATACTTCGTTCTTTTTCTTGACGATTATTTTTTCTGTCGACATGGCAGTATCCCTATTATATTGAGGTGTTAACCTCCGGAAGTAAATTTCTTCCAATCAATCATATTCTTGATGGTCTGATGACGCCAAACTAAATTAGTCATAATAGATTCTAAAGTTTCTATCGTTGACTTTATATAGTCAATAGTTGCTTGTGACTTTTGTAGTTCTGGATCTGCTTCGTAGAAGTAGTGTAGGTCTGTCTTTAGTGGTTTACGCGCACCTTTGAATGGATCGTAATCCCATCCACGATCATCCATCTCTTGCTTACTCATCACACCAGTGTAGTATAACCACTTATCGCGTAGAAGGATACTCTGTTGCATATCTTTACGCTTAAGTAACAGTTTAGATGTAGTGAGTAACTCCAGATACTTGGAGTGTAGTTTTGCAGTATCCCTAGAAGACTCGGAGAGATCAAAGTCGTTGATCTCTGTGTCTTTTTTCCACATCTCTAAAATATCTTCAATATTAATCATATTATAAAACCTCGTTCAAAAATTACATTATACCACTATTTAGGTTACTGATAAAGACACTGGAATTCGCATGAACTTTTCTGTATCAAACTCTGGAGTAACAACATAGTAGTCGTATCGAAAAGTTACTGAGAATGATGCATACTGTACCTCTGTAGCACCAACATCAAAAGCAATACCTGACATGCTGTTTGGATAACAGTTCTTAAAATCAATAGTCCTGGTCTGGTTGTTTGAACTATTTAATATGACCAACGACGCGTCGCATACTAGCGAGCTTAGGTCATCAATGTTGACTGTATCTTGCAACCACTTGTATATGGATGCAAAGTTGTCCATCTTTTCATCTGATAGAATAGATGCAGTAAACGGATCAAACAACAACTTATCACCACCAAGCATAATGTTCAACTTAGGAGTAGATAAGTTCGCTTCTCCAACCGATACTGTAGGCAAGTCTACTGCCTGTAGGTAAAATTCTAACCCTTTCAGGTCAGGTCGCGAAAATATCATCTTAAACCCAGTGGGACTTAATAGGTTGATGTTTGTATCTAGTGCCATTGTGCATGGTCTCCATTAATATTTGTATATGACATTATTTATACACAATAAAAAAAGGACCCCGAAGGGCCCTTTTCATATTACCTAACTACTTAAAATTTAAGCAGTTTCCATCAAACCGTCTACACGGAAGATGCGGTAGTATTGGTTAGCGCGGTTAGCACCTTCGTCGCTTGCAGGAGCAGCACCCACGAATGGGTTAGCAACCATACCGTAACGAGTCTTGAAACCAATTTTTGGTTGGAAGCTGTTCTCACCAACGGCACGAACCATTGTCAACGGCACGTATGGGCAGTAGAACAAACCTGCATCGTATGCAGAAGTTCCACGGTAACCAACGGTAACGTAGTCAGTAGTTGCGTATGGATCGATATACACCTTAGTGCGACCATTCAACAGACCAGCAAAAGTATTGCCTGTGTCATCAACTTGCAAGTTGGTTGACAATGCAGGAGTGTAATCCAACATACCAGCAGCAACTAGGGCAGAAGCAACATCGCTAGAAACTAGGATGAAGTTACCCTTACCACGACGGGTTTCTTTAGCAATAACGTTCGCTTCGCGTTCGATTTGCATCAACAGACCCTTGTACTTCTCAACTGACCAGCGGCCATCGGCATCTGTAGACAGGTTGAAAATACCTTTGGTAGCAGTGTTTGACTGCTGAGCACCCAATTTTGCTTTAACGTTGATCTTACGAATAACTTCGCGGTTGATTTCAGCAAGAATTTCTGCGGACAGAATGTTTGCCAATTCGCTTTCAGCGTCCAGACCATGCACTGCCTTCAAGTCTTGAGCCAGTTCCATAGTGTATTCTGCCTTCAAAGCACGTGTCTTTGCAGTCACGGTTGCTTTTTCGATGCTGAATGCCATCTGAGCAAAGTCAGTAGAACCATCACCCAATGCTTCGCCAGCGGCGGTAGCCATTGCGTTACCTACTGCAAACGGATCTGCAACATCATCGGTGTTAGCATCAGCACCAACCAATGATGAAGACTCACCACCTTGTGTACCTGCGCCAGAGAAAGCGGTATTTGCTTCGTCAAACATTGCTTCTGCACCAGATTGGGCTGTGTACTTGCTCTTCATTGCGAAGATCAAGCCAGTAGGACCACTCATTGGCTGAACACCAGCGATGTCGTATGCGATAAGGTTAGGCATAGCACGACGAACCAAAGAGATCAAGATTGGATCCCAGTTGTCAACACCAGCGCCAGTTGCGTTAGCAGGAGCTGCTTCGTTCAACTGGTATGACTGATGACCGCGCTCTTCGCGCATTGCTTTTTCTTGGTTTTCCAATACCAAAGCAAGAACTGCCTTGCGGTAGCCGTCTTTGATTTCTGGAAGTTCTGCGTGCTCGATTACTGGAGCCCACTTTTCTTGTAATTTTTCTGCGTTGAACATTTATAGTTCTCCTATGTGATTATTTGGTAGTTCTTGAAAGTGCTGTGAGGTAACGGCCCATTGCGGGAGAAGACTCCAACAGTGTACCTTTTTCATCAGTAGCGATTTCGGTTGATTCGTCGATCATTGCTGACTTAGTTGCTTTAAAGTATGATTCTTTGATAACGGAAACTTTCTTAGAGAATGTTTTCTCGCTTTCGAAGTCGATACTTTCAACTAGGTTCGCCAATTTAGCAGCATCTGTTTCAACCATTCCAGATGTCGCTTCTGCGATAATCTGTTCACGGCGTAAACCTGATACTTGCTCAGACAACTTAATATTGTCTTCGACAGACTTTGTCAACTGTTCTTCTAGTTCATCAACTTTAGTTGCGAGGTCATCAACTAAGTCATACTTAGTATCTGGCACTTCAACATAATGTTGTTCGAATAGACCTTTCAGTCCGGTGATGAAAGACTCTGCGATTTCGGCACGAAGACCGCTCTCAACAGCAACTTTGTTTTCTTCCATCCACTGTTCTACAACATATGATAGATATCCATCAACCTTTTCGACCAAGTCAGTTTTAACTTGTTCTACTTCTTCTGAAAGTTCAGTTGTGTACTG